GATGCTTTCAAAGTATCCAGCACCACGGTTGTACAACGAAATCTCACGACCAAAATCATCAGTAAACTTGATGGAGTATTCATCGGGCTTATCGGTGATCAACTTAGCCAACTTGTCAGCAGCTTCTTCGTTGCTGGTGCAGTGAATGATATCAATTCTACCTTCAGCGCGACCAAAGCTATCACCGGTGTCGTAAATCATATACACAACGAATACTTCGGTTGCATCGTCGGGGACAATAAAGTTTTCTGATTCATAAGGCGCCTTATCATCCTCTCCGATCTGATAGGCGCCGGTTACGCTGCTGGAATAGCTTTCACTCCAGCTACCATACCGTTCATGACTGCGCTCAGAGCGAGTACAACGTTCCTCATAAGTTACACAAATACGCATATCACCATCTCCATTCTTCGTATTTTTAGTATAGTCTATTTTGAAAAAAATGTCAACGGATATTTTTCATCTACACATTATAAACTACGCCAGGAAACCACGAGTCACGAATCGCTTCGTATTTTACAGTCTTGGTTAGGTTGTTACGAAGAGTGTTACGCACTAAGCCATCGATCTCCTCACGGCTAACATCTTCGCGACCGAACAGCCGGAAAACGATAGGACGATAGAATTCGTTGACTTCCTGCGCGCGACCAAGAGCAAAGGTCTTACGATCAATCTTGTTACGCACAAGAGAGTTAAGTTCGATACGAATATCTGAAACCGAGATTGCGATGGCCTTGTTGATGTCACTTTCAAACTGAGACAGTCGATCACGATCCTCAGCAGGCAGATGAGCCTTGACGTCATCCAGCTTCTCGTCCAAGATCAGCTCGACGATGTTGCGATCCTGGAGGATAGCTTCCTTCGCCTTGTGAATCTGCAGGTACCAGTGGCACTTCAGCTTCAACATATGGCCATTGTCGAAACGAACCACAAAGCCCTCGAGGTCTTCCAGATCACGAACGTATTCGAGGAAAGCCTTCATATCAGTCTGCGGTTCGAATTGACGCACGACAGGAATACCAAAGAGTTCAGCATACTCGCACATTTCTGTGTGAGTCCAATACTCACCAGACACATTTTCGCGAATACCGGTAAGGATCAGTCGATCTTCCTTGTAGTCAAGGACGATACGCTGCTTACGCGAGCACCACTCAAAGATCGGAGTGCATTCACCGGTCAGCAGGCCGAGTGCAAAATCTGCATACACAGGATTGTTCTTCACGAACTCCTCGACAGGCTTTGCCACATCAGTAGCACCCATCTTCGTACCCCAGATTGTCTGACGATCTACCCTGAACGGAGCGATCATCGAGCCGTCGAGCTTCTCAAGGATAACATGAGGACGCGACAGATCGATACGATGATCCTGTGTTTCTTCACGCTCGTTCACGTTGAAGAACTTATGGAACGGACGACGAAGAATCTCACCAGTTACTGAGTCAAAGATGATACCACGGCACTCACGACGAATAGCAGCATGATGATCATAAAATTCATGATCATCGATGGATGAAATAACATCAGGAAACGTATCTTCGAACATCACGTTGTAGTTGATGACAGTGTAGCCTTCCTTTTCAGCCACAACGAATTCATCACGGCCAGCGATAGCCGGCAGCACATCAGAGATGTTATTGATAAGAGGAAATTCGTAGTTCATAATCAAATCCTAAAAAGATCAGATGGCGCGGATCGATCCACCCTGCAGTCACTAGCAATTTACGAAAGATCACTCGTGATCCGCGCCATCTGATAGTTTAGTCTATACCATTTTCGAAAAAATGTACACAGTTATTTTAGTAAAAATAGAATTCTTTGAGTTCTTCAGTCATCTCAACAAAGACAGGAATTACACGGTATCCACGTGCTTCCCAATAAGCGGTGTTATCAGTCTCGAAGGTTTCACCAAAGAACTTAAATCCAAACTTGCCATCACCAACAATGGCGTATGCGACCTTTTCCATTACAGAACCTTTCCATCAAGAATAAAGAAGCCACGACCGAGATCGTCCTTGTCGAACACCAGGATCCCGTCATTCATCAGGATCTGGAGAGGAGCTTCACCTTGCGGGTTGTAGGCTCCACCAAGGCGGCTAAAGTATTCTTCGACCGAGTAGTGCTTGATCAGAGTCTTAAGGAACTTAGCCTTGGTAACCGGACCACGATGCTTGAAGCGAGCGACAAACTTACGTTCACCAGCTTCGGTGGTGTAGTGGAGGTAGCCACCATGATATTCGAAGTTGCTCTTAGCGAAAGCGGTCATACTGAAGTTCCTTTCCATTCCTTATATTTTTAGTATAGTACATTTTCAAAATAATGTACACTAAAAAATGCATCTGAATGAAAAAAAAGAGGGGAGCCTCTCGACTCCCCTCCAAATGCGTGTAGCAGGAGGAACCCCACCTGTAATCCTGCCTATTCCAATCGTCAATTAAGACACTTGCCTCTTTTACGGATAAACCCGTAAATCCACGCACCACATAGTGTACAACTATTTATACGAGCTCTTCGATAAATTGTTCAGTTTTTTCACAATTTTGTAAAAAAAATGCCGGAGTAAATCCATCGAATCCACCACCAAAGTTGAGATGGCGACAGAGAGCTTTAGCTTCTCCTTGAGTCAGATTAGACCTGATAATTTGGTTTGTGTTGGCTTCTACCACTTCATATAGAAAGTGGCCACTGACTTTACTATGTTCATCAAATTCCCACATGCCCATGTTCTGAACCTTATAGTTTACCATCACTTGAATCCTTGAAATTTGTTACGATTGAACTTGTTTGCTGGCTTAGACTCTTCGTTGAGTCGGCTACCAGAACTCGACGTATCAAACACTGGAGTATCATCATCCATCAGATCTTCCTGTGCTGATGCTTCTACATTATAGAGTCTCATCTTAGAATAGTCCACACCAATCACAAAGCGCTTGTGGATGGCAGGATCTCCATAACGATTCTTCAGTTGCTTCACCATGATTTGGCTAAGCTGACGAAGTTCATCGCTGGTTACCAGAGCAAACATGAAGTCAGCCGTTGCTGGTAGACCAAACGATTCAGAAGTATCTTCTAGTCCAACGTCAGAGTTGCTATAGCCAGAACGAGTTGTCTGAGTAGCTGAGACAATAGGAACATTGAACTCAACAGCCAGACCACGAAGTTCTTCAGCGATTGCCTTGATGTAAGTGTACGAGTTCACGTTGGCACCAGCCTTGATACGTGAAGAAGCACATATGTTCAGGTAATCGATGTAGATGATATCCGGAACAAAGTTCTTTTTCAGACTGAGCTCGTTGAGCAAGTGACGAAAGTTGGCTGAGCCAGCACATGCAGTTGGATACTCCTTTACAATCAACTTGCCTTTGGCACGATCACGAACTCGACCAATTAACTTGTAGTAGATTGATTGTGGAAGTTCCTTGAGTTCGTCGAGCGTGACGCCAAGTAGATTGGCATCGATACGTTCAGCGATTCGTTCTTCAGCCATTTCCATAGTGACATACAGAACATTGAGACCAGACATCAAATTTTGCGCAGCACTATGACACATGAACAGAGACTTACCAACACCAGTGCCAGCAAGAGCAATGTTCAGAGTCTTACGCGGCAAGCCACCCTGAGTGATCTTGTTGAAGAAGTCAAGATCGAATGGAATACGAACTTCCTTGCGATGATAGAACTCATAGCGAGCATCAGCATCATCAAGGAAGTCGTGGCCGATCGATTGGTCAAACGACACACCGAGTGCATCTTGTAAGATCTTTGGGATAGATCCTACACTAATGGAATCGTTCTTACTCGAGTCAACAATCTGAATCGATTCCATCAGAGCATTATACAGAGCTTTGTCTTTACAGAACTTTTCAGTCGAGTCAACCAACCAGTTCATATCCTTTTCTTCTGACTTATCAAGCTCAGAAACAAGTTCTTTTGCTCGCTTGAACTGGTCTTCAGTCAAACCGGTCTTTTCATTTAGATCGATATCAAGAGCAGTCTTGGTCGGAAATGAATTGTACTTGTTCACATACTCAGTGATCAAGTCGAACACAGTACGGTCAACTTGATCACTGAAATATTCAGACTTTAAGAATGGGATTACCTTACGTGCATACTCCTCGTTGTTGATAAGATTGCCAAAGATAACATTCTCAATTTTCATTCAGCCTCCAGGTCTTCATAAACAGAGTCAACTTCATCTTCCTGCATGATATTGCCGGAAGCCACACGATACTTGTTTTCAATGAATGCATTGAACTTCGGACATGAAAGGATTGGATGCCAGAAGCTAAAGCTGTAGGTATCATTCATACGATAAGACTTGTCAAGGATCTCACCAGTTTCCATGTCAACACGCTGGAACCAGCCAACCTTTGGCTTGATAACATGACCAGACTCGAGCGCCATGTCCATCAGACCAGACCACTTGGAGATACCTTCATCCCAAGAGACTTCAATCGGAATCTTGCTCTTTTCTTTAACGAAGCGAGACTTCTCAACGTTGATAATGAAGTTGTAACCAACAACATCCTTGCCATCCTTCTCCTGCTGACGACCAAGAATAAAGATGTTATCAGCCGAGTAGTAGATACCAGTGCCACCAGACACAACAGGCTTAGAGAACATTTCCTGAGTCATGTAAGTGTGGTTCACCACAACCATCGGAATATCCTTGATGGTCAAGTGAGGAGTTACCATACGGAAGAGAGACTTGAGCTGCTTGGCACGAGTCATGTCAGCTGCTGAGTTCTGCTTCAGAGCATCTTCGACTTCCTTCTTCGAAGCCAGGTTACCAACTGAGTCGATGATGATCATCACACGTTCACCACGACCAATCTGTTCGAGCTGGCTCATGATATCGAACTTCAGCTGTTCGATGTCAGTGATTGGAGTATGCAGAACTCGACTTGTATCGATCTTGAACGAGTCAAAGTAAGCCTGTGGAGTACCAAACTCGGAATCATAGAAGAGAAGAACAGACTCAGGATACTTGTCCATGTAGGCCTTGGCCATCAACAGGCTGAACGAAGTCTTGAAGTGCTTCGAAGGACCAGCCCAGATAGTAAGACCGGGAGTGAACCCACCATTGATCTTACCCGAGAGAGCAATGTTGATTGCAGGAACTGTAGTTGGGATTGTGTCCTTCTCATTGAAGAACTTTGAGTCTGCAAGAATGTCAGTATCTTTGATTGTAGAATTCTTGCGTAGTTTATTCAGTAGGTCAGACATAGTAACTCCTTGTTCGTAGTATTACAGTATATTCGGTATATCTAAAAATGTCAACCAAGAAGTGACTGAAGCTTCTTTTTAAATGCTTCAATCTTCTCTTTACGGTTAGGCCAATGAATGTAAGCATTCTTGTCTGCATCCTTGGCAAGATTATTTAATAGAGGAAGAATAAGCTTATACATTTGCTCAGCTTTCTGTTGTCCTTCTTCAGCAGCTGCTTCCGCTTGTTGAAAGACTTCATCACTGACTGTAGTAAAGCCAAAGTCAAAGTCGTCGTCGAAATCGATATCATTCATTAGTTGAACCAATCTTCTAGAGTTGCGCGTTTTTCGGTTTGCCAACCAATCGTCTTGATGATCGATTCAATCGGACTGAGGTAGCCTTTTTCGAACTGAACATCATAGTCTACAAAGTGATCCATTTTGAATTCAGGTGGTAGACCATTCGAACAAGAGATCACATGCTCTCGTGTCGGATTCGGATTTTTGAGATAGACAAATTTGATCTTCTCACCACTGGCAATCGTTTGGTATTTATTTTGAAGCTTCATCTTTTCGATCATCTGATTGAAAACAACCGAGCCACGAACATGAATAGGAGTACCAGATTCAAAGCGACCAAAGCGATACCACTTTTCGATGTCCTTGACTCCACGAGTGAATGCGATATCAGAGAAGCCGAGTGTACGGAACTTCACACGAAAATCTGCAATGTACTTTTGTAGATCCTCTTCAGTACCGTTCATGATAATCTCGAGCGACTTCTTAATGCTATCACGACATGCAGTCGGAGTCGAAGAGCGAACAGCTTCAATGCCCATCATCTTGAGCTTCGGCTTTTCGTACTGTACACCTTCACTGTTCCAGACATTGAGGATGTACATCTTCTTTGCTTTCCAGATGCCC